GGTTTAACATAGAAGCAATGTTGTCCAAAACGGGCTGAGGCATGGCTACTCACGATTATGTGATTGCTAATGGAACGGGAGCTGCTGTCCGTTCTGACTTGAATAACGCCCTTGCGGCAATCGTAAGCAACAACAGCAGCAGTTCTGAGCCTGGAACGACCTACGCATATCAATGGTGGGCAGATACCAACGCCAACGTCCTCAAGATCAGGAATAGCGCCAACGACGGTTGGATTACGCTGCGTGAGCTTGACGGCACGATGCTGATTGAGGACGGCAGTGCCTCAACGCCTGGCCTTGCATTTGCTGACGACGTAAACACTGGCATTTTTAGCCCTGCTGCTGACCAGATTGGCTTTGCGACTGGCGGTGCAGAGCGCCTTGAGATTGGCAGCTCTGAGGTTGTATTTAACGACCCCAGCAATGATGTTGACTTCCGCGTGGAGTCAAACGGCAACACTCACATGCTGTTTGTTGACGCAGGAAATGATCTCGTCGGCATTGGAACGTCAGGACCAAAGGAAGTTATTGACGCTCGTGGAGCCGCAGTTTTTAGCGGTGACCATGCAACATCTCAAAATGCTTATGGAACGGCGCATGGAATTATGCTGTCGTCTACAAGCAACCTTGCATCAATCAAGGCTGTAAGTAATGGTTCTAATGATGTAGCTATTCGCTTTATTCCACTTAGCTCTGGCAGTGGATCTGAGGCGATGCGCCTCGACGCCTCTGGCAATTTGGGATTGGGGACCACCTCGCCCACTCAAAAATTAGACGTTAGAGGTAGTGTTTATGTTGGCACCAACATTGGCGTCAACACCACGTCCCCTGCAAGCAAGATTCACATTAAAGGCGGATCCCTTACTGTTGAGCACAATTCGCCAAGCACAGGAACGGGCCAAGTCAACATTAACGTTGAAAACGATTCTCAAGCTACTTTTAGTTATGACGACGAGGGGCGTATCGTCTTTGGCACATCAACCGACCCAGCGACACAAGCTGGATTCAGTGAAAAGATGCGCCTAGGTAGCGACGGCAAATTGCTTATTGGATCAAGCACAGGTTCTGTTCATGCCGACAGGCTGCTAACAGTTGGTAAAACAGATCGAAGCGCCACATATATATCGATAACAAGCGCTACGGATGGCATTGGCGGCATTGTTTTTGCCGATACAACCACTAACGACACTGGTGGTTATCGAGGAATTGTTGAATATCAACACAATAACGATGACATGGTGTTCCGCACGTCTGCCGTTGAGCATATGCGCCTTCTAAGCGAAGGAAGATTAAAAGTAACCAATACTGGAGGGTCAGGTAGTGAATACCACACCAATGCAAACTTTAGCTCAATCCATCAAAGCGGAGGCGGCAACGTTATTGCTGGCTTTGAAAACTCTCACGCCAGCGATTCTTATGGAATAGTTATTAGATTTTCTGGCGGTGCTCCTGATAATAATTCAAATTACTATATCGAATGCAACGACACCTCAACCACCCGATTTCAGGTTTTGTCCGATGGAGATGTTCGCAACCATGACAACAGCTACGGCTCTACTTCTGATGAAAAACTTAAGCAGGACATTGTCGATGCCGGATCGCAGTGGGACGATCTAAAAGACCTGCGTGTTCGCAAGTTCAAATTTAAGTCTGACGTTGCTGCTTACGGTGATGAAGCAAAGGTTTTAATTGGTCTAGTCGCACAGGAAGCCGAACTTGTTTCGCCTGGGCTTGTGACAGACAGCCCTGATCTTGATGATGACGGAAACGACCTTGGAACGGTCACGAAGTCTGTTCGTTATTCGGTGCTCTACATGAAAGCCGTCAAAGCACTTCAAGAGGCGATGAGTCGGATTGAAACCCTTGAAGCCAAAGTTGCAGCCCTTGAGGCTGGCTAAGTAAACTTCCTCTGACTTCACTCCATCATGGCTAACACCTACGTCTGGAAAATCGCTGACCTCAACAGAGACCTCAGCGACGGTTTTGCTCACACGGCTCATTACACCGTGACCGCAATCAGCGATCAGGTTGACTCTGAAGGCAACGCCTACAACTCAGGCGCTTACGGCAGTATCGGGTTGGATCGTCCTAACACCTTGGCCGATTTTGAGGATCTGACTGAGGCAGACATCGTGGCTGCTGTGCAGGCCAAGCTCGGTGGCGCTGAAAAGGTCACTGAGATTCAGGATGCACTGGCTGCACGCATCGTTGAACAGATCAGGCCGACTCAGGCATCTGGCACACCTTCTGGCTGGTGATCTGATGCAACGCCCTGACCCGATGATCGCCGCTAAGCCTGGTGCGGAAGACGTGCAGGCTATGGCGGCTAGAACGCTGTGGCTAGAAGAGCTGTTCTTCCTCGACGGTCGCGACATGATCAGTCATCCGCAGCATGGTTTGTTTACTGGGCTTGCGAATAAATATCGCAACCTAGAGTCCACTGACGGCTACTGATGGCAAAGTCCCTTAACGGTCAAACATTCGTTGTCGGTAAACCAAAACGGACCACACAGGGAAATGGTCAGCACTCACGCCCAAAAAAGGGCAAGAAGAGATACCGTGGCCAGGGAAAACGCTAATTCAACTAATGATCAAGCGTCTTGTTTTTGGTGTAGCCGCTGGCGCACTTGCCTTGGCTCCCCTCTCTGCCCGCGCAGATTGGTACATCAATCCTGAGCTGAACGTCGGCGTCGGCCTCGATTCTGGCGTTGGCTCCGGGATCCTCGAGGGTCATGTTGGCTATGACTTCGATAACGGTGCCTACGTGCAAGCAGGCCCTGCTGTCGTCTTCCCTGACGCTGGCGAAAAGGAGGTTGAGTTCACCGGCAAGGCTGGCATCAGCGGCGGTCCTCTTTACGGAGAGGTTTCATTCAGCACCGGCGATGACTTCGGCCTCGGCTTCAAGACCGGAGCCAAGTTCAGCTTCTGAGGCTAGGATTTAGAAGCACACAGGAAGGGGCCTCGCTGGCATGGCGGGGCTTTTTTTTTAGCCATGCAAAAAGTCTGCAACCTGCTCGGCGTTCTCGGCTTCGTGATGTCCGGGACGATGGCAATCGGCGGAGTGCTGTTTTACACCCGCGTCCCGTCGATGGCGAAAAAGTACATCAGTGAGCTGAAGCTAGAGCTGACGGAAACGATCCTCAAGCAGGTGCCGGTTCCGGAGATCCCTGAGATGCCGCAACTGCCGACCGAGACCGGCCCCGCGATCACGTCACCATTTTAGTGTTGGCGGTTGGATCGTCGTCATGAGCTTCAGGTCCGAAGCCTTCAGCCTTGATGCGTTCAGCAAAGTTCGTTTCTGGCGCGGCTGCCTCTTGTTTCTGATCAAACGATGCCAACCACTCTCGTAAAGCATCACCAGTCGGTGTCCCTTTCGGCCACTTGACCCACTTAAGGATGGCCTTTGTATCTGTAAACGGCCTGGCCGATTTGCCCGACATCACTGTGTAGACAACAGGCGGTCCTTCACGTCTGCGGTTACGTTCAATCCACAGCTGTCCTGCTACGAACCGCTCTGACTTCATGGAGATCCGTGAAATAGTCGTGCCCGAGATTAACTCGTCTGTCGATCTCCCACAGGTAGCGATTCCGCAAGCGCCGCCGGTAACACTCGACATCGGCGTGCCGGTTATCGAGCTACCGCACTTCAATCCGATGGAGATGGAGCCGGAGGTAGAGCCGCAACCCGTCAAGCCCGCGAAGGCTAAGCCTGCCGACCCTCCTGCCGCGAAACCGCCGCCGGTTAAGCTCCCCACAAAAGAATCACCAGCAGCAACAGCACCAGCAGCAGAAGAGCAACCACCTGCCGAGCCGAAGCCTCTTACTGAGCGCATTATCGAAGCGATTCCGACGATCCCGCAAGCGGTAAATACAGCCGGGACGTCAGCAATCGCAGTCTCAGCAGCCCTTGC